CGCAAAGAAAACTCCCCAATCGGTTCAAACAAGCGACAATTGGTGCAAAACGGACATACTTCAGTCCGAATTGATCCGGACTCACCCTTTATCAGTCCAGAACGCTCGGGGGCTAATTGAAAAAGGCACGCAAGGGCGCTACCAAGCCACGATTGCAGAACGCACCGCTTAAAGGCGCATCTAGGATTGATGAAATTAAGAAATTCCTACAAGATTGCAAGCTGCAGCTATTGCCGTGGCAGGAATACGTTTTAACCGACATGCTCAAGGTTGACAAAGACAATAAGTGGCGGCGGAAGACCTGCCTATGCTTGGTGGCTAGGCAAAACGGGAAGACTCATCTAGCCCGCATCCGCATCCTTGCTGGGTTGTTTATTTTCGGTGAAATGAATATAGTTGCAATGTCATCTAATCGCGGCATGGCTCTTGATACCTTTCGCAAGGTCGTTGACGTGATAGAGGATAATCCCGTGCTTATGGCGCAGGTTAAACAGATCCGCGTGGCTAATGGTCAGGAATCGGTGGAGCTGCTCTCGGGCGCTCGGTACGAGATAGTCGCGGCTACAAGAGATGGAAGCCGTGGTAAGACCGCGGATCTGCTTTACATAGACGAATTGCGTGAAGTTGACGAAGATTCGTGGACTGCGGCTAAGCCAATCACCCGCGCACGCCCTAACAGTCAGATCTTTATGACCAGCAATGCCGGTGATGCCTTCAGCACAGTCTTAAATGACCTGAGAAGCCGTTGTTTGAGCTATCCGCCCCCTACTATGGGCTTTTGGGAGTATTCTGCCGATGACTGGGCAAAGATAACCGACAAAGACGCGTGGTATCAAGCTAACCCTGCTCTAGGCTATTTGATAGACGAAGAAACGATTGCCGAAGCCATTGCAACATCTAGCGTGGAAGCCAGCCGTACAGAAACGCTGTGTCAATGGGTAAGCGCACTCAAATCGCCATGGCCGTACAGAGCATTTGAAGATCTGACAGTTCAAGACTTACAAATCCTACCGGGACTTCCCACAATTTTCGGAATGGATATATCCGTCAATAAAAAAATGGCTTCACTTGTGGCAGGGCAGATGCGCGAGGATGGCAAGATTGCCGTGGGCGTGATTGCGCAGTTTGAGAGCCAAGTAGCTATTGATGAGTTAAAGATGGCTGTGGAAGTCAATGACTGGGCAAAACAATACAAGCCACGAATGATTTGTTATGACAAATACAGCACGATGAGCGTGGCAGAACGATTGCAACAATCTGGGCACAAAATACAAGATATGTCCGGAACTGTGTTTTATCAAGCCTGTTCTGACCTATATGATGCCATTGTGAATGCGCGAATCGTTCACATCGGACAGGCTAGCTTGGTGGACTCCATAAATAACTGTGCGGCTAAGGAAAGTGACGCGGGTTGGCGAATCGTTAGGCGAAAGTCAGCCGGGGACGTGTCAGCGGCAATTAGCCTTGCAATGGTTGTCCACCAGCTGCTCAAGCCACAGAGCAAACCACAAATTATCGTCTGAAATGCGTGAAATGTCCGAATTGTGTGGTATCCTTAAACGATGGGTCTTTTTGATCGTTTCCGCCCTGCGAAAATAGAGGCGCAAGCTGCTCCGCAGCTAATGACTGATTCTTTTAATTATTATCTACCCGGCTTAATGACTGCGGTAGGTCGCGATGAAGCAATGTCTGTCCCTTCCGTTGCACGTTGCAGAAATCTTATCGCTGGCACGATTGCTAGTTTTCCTTTAGAGCTTTACAAAAAATCTACTGGTGAAAAATTAGGCAAACCATTATGGCTTGAGCAACCTTCTATTCACCAGCCTTTAAGCACAACTCTTGCATGGACTGTTGACTCATTATTGTTTTACGGCGTTGCTTATTGGCGCGTCACAGAAACTTATTTTGATGATGGTCGCCCTGCACGATTTGAATGGGTAGCACCGGGTCGCGTTTCATATCGCACCGATGCGAACACGAATTATATTATTCAATACACAATCGATGGCACAGATGTACCAATGTCAGGTCTTGGATCACTTGTAACATTTAGCGCACTTGATGAAGGTGTTTTACAACGCGGCGCACGCACACTTCGCAGCGCGATTGATTTGGAAACTGCAATGCGTGTTGCATCTGCAACTCCGATGCCTTCAGGTGTCATTAAAAATACAGGTGCGGATTTATCACCTGAAGAAGTGCAATCAATTCTTGCATCGTGGAAGTCTGCACGCGAGCGCAGATCTACTGCATACTTAACAAGCACTCTTGACTATTTACCAACTGCTTTTTCACCACGCGATATGATGTTTGTGGATGCGGTACAAAGCACGGCTACGCAAGTTGCTAGAATGATGAACGTACCGGCGTATTACATAAGCGCTGACATGAACAACTCTATGACGTACGCAAATGTCCAAGATGAGCGCCGTCAATTTGTCTCTCTTTCTCTCGCGCCGTATGTCCACGCAATTCAGGATCGCTTATCGATGGATGACATAACCGCGCGAGGGAACATTGTTAAATTTAATGTAGAGGATGCTTTCTTGGCTGTAAATGCTTTAGAGCGTTTAGCAGTCATTGAAAAAATGCTTGCACTTGGCTTGATTACTGTTGAGCAAGCTATGGAAATGGAAAACCTAAGCCCGAACGGAAACGATACAGATGAACCTAACGTTCTCTAACGATATTACTTGCAACACCGAAGAACGTACTATCACCGGCAAGATTGTGCCGTTTGGTAACGAAATCGGACATACATCCGCAGGTAAAGTTGTATTTGCAAAAGGGTCAATTGAAATCTCAAACAATCCTAAGCCAAAACTATTGCTTGAGCACGATCCAAAAAAGCCAATTGGTCGCATGATTTCTTTTACCGAAGAAGAAGATGGCATTTACGCAACTTTCAAAGTATCTAATACAACACGCGGTAACGATGCACTCATCGAAGCATCCGAGCAACTTCGCAGCGGTTTATCCGTAGGCGTTGAAGTTGTAGATTCCAAGCGTGAAGGCAATATCTTGCGCGTATTAGCAAGCAAGATGTACGAAACAAGTCTTGTTCAAGCAGCAGCGTTTAAGAGCGCTGAAGTCTTGAGCGTTGCAGCTTCAGATGAAGCTGAAGAAAACCCAACAAACGAAAGCGAGGCAGTCGTGGAGAATACTCCAGACACCGCATCTGTTGAGCCTAAGGTCGAAGCCCCTGCGGTAGAGGCTGCTCGCCCAACAGTTGCAGCACCAATGTACACAAAGCCACGCATCCAAGTAACACCAGCTCTTTATGTCGAGAACACAGTTCGTGCTGCTCTCGGTTCTGAAGAAGCTCGTCAATGGATCGCGGCTGCATCTGATACAGATACAACCACAGACGTACCCGGACTCGTCCCAACACGTCAACTAACAGAAGTTATCAATCCAAAGTCAACCGGCGTTCGCCCAACAATTGAAGCGATTTCTTCCGGAACACTTCCAGACGCAGGAATGAAATTCCAGATTCCACGCGTCAAGACTGCACCAACAGTCGCACAGACAAACGAAGGTGCATCATTCTCAGATACACAGGTTGAAATTGAATACCTTGATGTAGATGTTAAGAAGTTTGCAGGTATGCAAAAGTTCTCGGTAGAAGTTCTTGATCGTACTTCACCAGCATTTTTCGCAGAACTCACAGCGCTTATGGCTGATGCTTACGCAAAGGCAACAAACGCTTATGCTTTCGACACCATTGCTTCAGTAGCAACTGTCGATGCAACAACAATCACTCTTCCATGGGATGGTGCTGAGCTTGCAGGTTACGTTGCTCGCGGTGCTGCTGATATTTACAGCAACACTTTTGACTTCGCAACTGGCTTGATTGCATCACCTACACAATGGTCAAATCTCATCGGTTTGGTAGATTCACAGAATCGCCCAATCCTTACTGCAATCCAGCCACAAAATGCTGCTGGTTCAGTAGCAGTTAACGCAATCCGTGGAAACGTACTCGGACTTGATCTATATGTAGATTACACACAGTCCGGCGATGGCGATGCAACACTCATGATTGTTAGCCGCGATGCGTTCACATGGTATGAAAGCCCACGTCTCCAGCTCCGTGCTGAAACTGTTGGCTCAGGCAAGATCGAGGTTGGACTCTATGGCTACGGCGCACTAGCGACCAAGAAGCCAAAGGGTGCATTCCGTTTCAACAAGGCGTAGTTCTAGCCTAGAAGTAGAGTTACCCCGGCGCACAGCCCTTGCGCCGGGGCTAACATAGAGAGGAAATTATGGCAGCCACTTATGTAACCGAAGCTGAATTGCGTTCAGCCCTTGGAATCGGTGCGCTGTATTCTTCCGCTGTTGTTGAAGAAGTTTGCCAAGCAGCAGAAAACATTGTCAAGGGCAAGTTATGGTTTAACTCTGAATCTGTTTATGCCTTGGAAGCAACAGGCACAACAGGTCGCATTTATCTTTATGAAAACGCAGATCGCTTTATTGTAGGCGACACAGTAACAGTTGAGAACGTAAGACAACATTTTAACGGCACACAAACAATCACAAAAGCTAATGGTATTTGGATTGAGTTTGTCAATGCTCAAATCACAACCCGCGCTTATCACAATATAGCGCCATGGGGTCGCGTGTACGGCACACAGGCTATTGATTACGCCACCCTTCCCGAAGTCAATCAAGCATCGCTTATGATTGCTGTTGACATTTGGCAAGCCCGCCAAGCATCCAACGCTGGCGGCATTTCACCTGATTTTCAACCTTCTCCATATCGCATGGGTAATACACTCATGGCACGCGTTAGAGGCTTGCTTGCGGATCACCTAGCACCGGGCGGTCAAGTAGGGTGAGCGCAATAACAACCCTGCGGGGAACAATCGCGACTGCGCTAGCTGATAATGCGAGCTGGCAGGTGTTTTCCTTCCCACCTGCTAGCCCGCTTGCTAACTCGATTGTCGTGCAACCCAGCGACCCATACATTGAGCCTTCCAATGACCATTACAAAACAGTCAAGCCAAAAGTTAATTTCAAACTTGTTGTGCTTGCACCGATGTTTGACAATCAGGGCAACTTGACAAACATTGAGGATTTTTACCTTAACATTGTGAATAAGCTAGAAGCGTCATCGATTGCATATACAATTGGGACATTCAGCGCACCCGCAGTCTTGACTGGCACAGTAGGCGATCTATTGTCCGGTGAAGTATCAATCAGCGTTCTATCCGATTGGAGCTAAAAAATGGCTGATAATGACAAAGAGCGCGAGGCTTTCTTGGCTAAGATTGGTCAAGTAGCTCCAAGCGCACCAAAACCCGCAACCGCTAAGAAAGACGAGGAATAACCTAAATGGCTATTTTCTTAAATAACAAGGTTGGTCTAAAGATTAACGCTGTTGATCTTAGCGACCATGTAACTTCAGTAACGCTGAACTATGCAGCGGATGAACTAGAAGTAACCGCAATGGGCGACACGGCACACAAGTTCGTAAAGGGCTTGGAAGCCGGTACGCTCACAGTTTCATTCTTGAATGATGGAGCAGCGACAAGCGTTCTACAAACACTCAATAGCGCATTCGGCACAACTGTCGCGTGCAAAGCTATTCAGCAAAAGGGAACAGCTGTTGATGCAACAAACCCTGTTTATGAGTTCGATATTCTTGTCAACAACCTAACCCCAATTAACGGCGGTGTAGGCGACATGGCAACTCAAGACATTACCTTTACACTTAACTCGAAGTTAACTGTAAACGCTTCAGGTACATTCTAAATTAGGAGAAATGGGCAATGGCAAAGTTAATAGTGACAAGGGCTGACGGGACGAAATCTACTCACCAGATTACTCCCGCTGTCGAATACGCTTTTGAGCAGCAGTTTCGCAAAGGTTTTCATAAAGCCTTTCGTGAAGATGAGAAGCAAGAGCATATTTATTGGCTTGCTTGGGAATGTCTACGCCGCGCAGATGCACCAGACGTTAAGCCGTTTGGTGCTGCATTTCTGGACACGCTCGCTGCCGTAGATGTGGTGGCAGACGATTCCCCAAATGGCTAACGCGCGATTCTTTTACTTATCGGATTGCTCAACTGAGCATCCATACAGGAATCGCGCCTAGTGAGTTTATTGACATGGATCAAGACTTGCTTAAGGCTTTTTACGAAGTCTTAAAGCAACAGGCGAAAGAAAGAGAAAATGCCAGTCGTAGTCGAAGGGGTCGTAGGGTTTAGAAAAGCCCTTAAAAAATACGAGCCTGAGCTAAAAAAGGAACTGGACAAACAAATCCGTGCGGCTCTCAAACCTATTATTGCAGATGCAAGGGCGCACGTCCCAGCACAAGTATTTGGTGGGGATAACAACTGGGCTAACGACCCAACACAAGCATTTCCAATTTATAACGCATCCTTAATTAGAAAAGGTTTGACCTATTCGTTAGGTGCAAAAAGATCGCGGTCAGGTTTTGTCAGTTTGGCAACATTGTTTAACAAAAATCCTGCTGGTGGCATTATTGAAACCGCAGGTCGCGTGCACCCTTACGGCAGACCAACAAGCCACATGGTAACAATTGATAAGCGTTTTAGCCGTAGACAAATTAGCGTGCGCACATCTAAAGACTCACTATCAAACAACCCAAACGCCGGTATGATGATGATTGAGCGACTAAATGAACACGTTGGTCATTTGAGAACTTACAAGCCCGGTGATCGCAAGACGCGTGGTCGTTTGCTCTATGCTGCTTATGATAGAAATCAAGGTAAAGCCCTAGATGCAATTATGAAAGCGGTAGAAACTACCCGTGTTAAGTTTTATGAGAACATGAAGCAATCGAAATGGGAGCTAGCCGCATGAGCGATATTAAAGTACGCATCTATGGTGAGTTTCAGAAAAAAGGTTTTAAGGATGCTGAAAAGGCTACGACAGGTTTAGAGCGTTCCTTTAAGTCCCTTGCTAAAACATTTTTAACTGTATTCTCAGCTCAACAGATAACGGCTTTTGGTCGGGCTTCAGTCAAGGCATTTATGGACGATGAGGCTGCGGCTTCACGTCTAAGCAAGACAGTTTCAAATCTTGGTCTTGGGTTTGAAGATGCTCGTATTCGTCAATTTATAACGGATTTAGAAACCGCTAGCGGTGTTAGCGATTCAGATCTTAGACCTGCTTTCCAAGCGCTCATAACAACAACTGGAAGCGTTGCCAAGTCACAGCAATTACTCAGCACAGCACTTGACGTAAGTATCGGCAGCGGTCAGAGTTTAACAACTGTGGCACAGGATTTGAGTGCTGCTTTTGTAGGTAACACGCGTGGATTGCGTAAATATAATCTAGGTCTATCTCAAACCGAGCTTAGCGCAATGTCGTTTGAAGAAATTCAAAAACGACTTAACGATCAGTTCGCAGGTCAGAACCTAGCAAACCTAGATACCTATGCTGGCAAAATGTCATTGCTTAAAATTGCCTTTGACAATATGCAGGAAACGATTGGCAAAGGTCTGCTAGACGCTTTCCAAATCTTGGGTGGAGATCAGGGCATCGGCGGTACAACAACTGCAATGGAAAGATTTGGCGATGTGGTTGCTAATACCACGCGCGGGGTTGCTGAACTTGTAGCGGCTTTCAAAGATGTGCGCACATATGGCACAACAGTCATTGACTTAATCAAGAGCATAGATCCATTTAATCCATTCGGAAGCGCAATTGGTTATGTGCAAAATTTGGGTAAGGCTAAGCCCAAGCCATTCAGTACCCCTATGACTATTAGCGGCTCGCTCGATTCACAGAACAAAATTGAAGCAGCACGCAGAAAGGCCGAAGCAGAAGCTGCTAAGCGTGCTAAAGAATTATTGGCATTGACAAAGAAGCAAGTCAAGGCTCAAGAAGCGCTAAACAAGAAGAAAAAAGAAGATGGCATTCTCGGTGAGATTTCGAAGCGTTTTGATCTTGAGCGCATTCAACTTGCTGCTGCTTTGGGCGGTCAAATTAATGAAGTAGAGAAGTTGCGCCTTGAGTTAATGCAGGCAATCCTAGATGAAGATGTTAAGCGTGCAATTATTCTTGAAGGTCAGTTAATTAAGGCTGAAGCCGCTGCCGCTGAACTTGCAACTTTATTGGATTCGCTAGACACAATGGTTGGTGATCCCTTTGCTGATTGGCCGGGCACAATCAACCGCATTCAGGAATTGTTAAAACAATTAAACATAAAGATCCCTATTGAAACCTTGTTTGCTGAAAAGGGTCTGAAACTAGACCAAACAGCCATGACAGTAACTAAGTTAGAGCGCATGGACGTTGACGCAAACAATGTCTACATAAACGGCGCGCTTATGGGTCAAAATCAGAACATTGTGAGCAGTTCAACGGCATTGTCAAAAGATGCTATTACAGAATTTTTAGCTGGAAATCCAGTAGTCATTGCTGCGGTAGAAGATCACGCAGACGCGGTGCTTGCTTTAGCGGATGCTGAGTTGTTGCTTGCAGATTCCTTGCTTGCTGAATCAGGTGGGAACATCACAGAAATCATTGTCAACGTAGAAGGCTCAGTTATAAGCGAAGGCGACCTAGCCGAAACGATTACAAATATCCAATATGAGATGCAACGGCGTGGACAAAACGTTCTCATAGATAGCGTTGCAATTTAATGGCTGCTCCACAAGTCCGTGTCTTTGTTGACTTTGATAGCGATACCGCTTTTGAAACTAACCCGCTCATTTTGAGTTCAGCAACGAAAGGCATACTAGGCACAAACCGATTAGGCTCAGGCACGCTGCCTGTTGAGATAACTGACTTGGTGACGCGTGTTGGCATACGGCGTGGGCGTAACCGCATCACATCCAAGTTTGAAGCTGGCACGGCGGATGTGGTCTTGTACGATCAAAACGGCGACTGGAATCCGATGAACACGGCGGGGGCTTATTACCCTAATCTTGTGCCGCTGCGTCAAATCATTATCTACGCAACTTACTTAGGCGTTGACTATTACCTTTACTCAGGATTCATTCAGAAATACGACACAGGCTTTAGACAAGGTAACGAGGATTTGTCTACTGTAACCCTTCGCTGCGTGGATGGCTTCAAGCTGCTTGCTGGCTCAGCCATAAGCACAGTCACGGGAGCACCTGCGGGACAACTCTCAGGCGCTCGCGTCAATGCCATCCTAGATGCCATAGATTGGCCGCTAAGCCTACGAAATGTGGACACGGGTGACTCAACCCTTCAGGCAGATCCTGGAACGCCTAGAAACGCCTTAGAAGCCCTACAAACAGTAGAAAACAGCGAGTTTGGCGGCATATTCCTAGACGCTGAAGGCAGGGTCGATTTTGTCAGCCGTAACAACCTAATCACAATTCCTGCAACTGCCGCTTATACCTTTAGCGATACGGGCTCAAACATTTCCTACACCAATGCCGTTGTTGCCTTTGATGACACAAACTTGATTAATGACGTGACTATCACCCGTGAAGGCGGGACAGCTCAAAACGCCTTTGATCAGACTTCAATTGACACCTACTTTTTGCATTCAGGTAAGCGTGAGGGCATCCTTGTTCAGACAGATGCCGAAGCGCTCAATCAAGCTAAAGGCATCCTAGCCACACGCAAAGATCCTGAGATTCGTATCGACAGCATCCAGCTCAATCTTTATGATGATGTAAACCCTAATAAGCCGCTGGCAGGGGTAGACATTGAATTGCTAGACGGGGTGCTTGTAACTAAGACAATGCCCGGATCTACTAGCATCACGCAGCCTAGCCTTGTCAACGGCATACATCACGACATTACTAAATCAAGTTGGAATACAACCCTATTCACATCCGAGCCTTTACTCGCTGGATTCGTGTTAGATAGCACGATTAGCGGTATAATAGGCGAGGACGTGCTGAGCTACTAAGGAGCAACAATGGCAGGTGCAGGATACAAGCTGTTTAACACGGGTGACGTGCTTACAGCAGCTCAGGTCAACACATATTTACAAGAGCAAGTGGTCATGGTATTTGCCAATGCCGCTGCTCGAACAACGGCGCTAACTAGCGTTTTGGCCGAAGGAATGGTGTCATACCTAAAAGATACTAATGCAACCGAAGTTTATGACGGATCTGCGTGGGTTGCCATTGGTAACTCAGGTGACATTACGGGCGTCACAGCAGGAACTGGAATTAGTGGCGGTGGAACTTCAGGGACAGTAACAATCACAAATGCTATGGCTACTGAAATTACTGCCGCTGGCGACATTATTGTCGGAACTGGCTCAGGAACTTTTGACAATCTTCCGATTGGCACAACCGGACAAGTTTTAACAGCAGATACAACGGTTTCGCCATATAAAGTTAAATGGGCTTCTTCGTCGAGTAATTATTCTCTAGCTGCAAGTGGTAGCCTTAGCGGCGGCTCTGTTAGTGTTACTGGGTTAAGTGGGACAGATTTTATCGTGGAATTGAACAACGCGACTATGACTGCGACCAATGCTTTTGTAACAACTATAAACAGCGACACAACGTCAGGTCGCTATTATAGAAATGATTCTGGTTCGACCAGCGCTTCTTTTTTTACTCGTAACATGGGTGCCGGTACGGGTTATTATGTCGGTTTCAAAATTGAAGGTGGAAATGGTGGTTCGGTAGTTCAAACGGGTGATTACAATATTGGTGGTGGTGTCTATAATCAGACAACAGCCATAACTTCCATTCAACTTGTGGCTTCTGGCACTACATGGTCTGCTGGAACTTACAAGATTTATAGCAGATAGGATAAAAAGTGATTTTTCCACAGGTGCAAGAGCATAATGCAACAACTGGTGAAATTTCGATGCGAGAAATGACAGAAGCAGAAAAAAGTGTTTGGTCTCAAAACTTAGAACAGCCAACAATAGAAGAAAAATTAGCCAGCGTTGGTTTAACTTTGCCTGACCTTAAAGCAGCGTTGGGTCTTTAACACAATTTTGAGAAATTATGCCTAAACTTTGTAAAGCAGGGCAACAACTCCGTGAACAGATAGATGATGCGTTCCCCGATAGAAATCGAACTGCACCTGAAGGGTGGCTCGGTGATCAGCGTCATGCAGCGCGTAAGTCCGATCACAATCCTACTGCTTCAGGCGTTGTACGCGCCTACGACTTTAACGCTGATCTTGGATCAAGCAAACACGAAGCGTTCGACCTTGCTGATCAGCTTCGATTACTTGCCAGATCTGATAAACGAATTTCTTACATAATCTTCAATGGTAAAATTGCCAGCTGGAGAAAGAATTACAAGTGGCGTAAGTACACAGGTATAAACCCACACAAGACACACATACACATTAGTTTTACTGCGAAGGGCGATGAAGATCGCAGTATGTTCAGAATACCGCTACTCACGGGAGAGCCGATAAATGGAGCAAGCAAAAGCAGTCGCCGCAAGTTGGGCAAGATCCTTTCTAGCAGCAGGAATAGCAACATATCTAGCGGTGGGTTGGGATGCACCTGCAATTGTCAATGCCGCTCTGGTCGCGAGTCTGCCGGTTATTCTCCGTTGGCTCAATCCTAACGACACAGCTTTCGGAAGGCGATGACTCCCGCTGAGTGGGCTGCATTTGTAGCAGCCATTCTTTCTTGCTGTGCACTTATTGTCGGTGGACTTCGTTACATTATTCGTCATGAAGTACCCGGCATTTTGGAAGCATCAAACATCGTGTCGCGCATCGATAAATTAGAGCGCATGGTCTTAGAATTGCTTACTAATGAGCGCAAGAAAACCCACAAAAAGCGAACTAGCCGCTAAGCGTAAGCGCAAGGAAAGCGCTGCGCGTAAAGCTGGTTTTGAGCCATTAAAGCCTATTGATATATGGGCTGCACAAATTGTGGAATGTTATGAAGCGCTTGTGCGGGCAGGTTATGGAGAAGATAGAGCGCGCTGGTATATAGAAGAGCAGATGCGCTTACCTGACTGGATAATCCCGAATCCAGATTTAGATCCATACGAGGATGACGAGGACGAAGATTAAGCGAATTGTAGTCATTTCCGATTTACAAGTTCCTTTTGAAGATAAGAAAGCCGTAAAGAATGTCGCACAGTTCATCCGAAAGTACAAGCCTGACAGCGTTCTATGCGTGGGCGATGAAATCGACTTCCAAACAATTAGCCGCTGGTCATCCGGTAGGGATGAGTGGTCGGGAAGTATTGGTCGAGATCGTGACCGAACTATCGAAGTCTTATCCGAATTGCAAGTTCAACATCTCTCACGATCCAATCACAGCGCCCGACTCTACAATTCATTAAGCAAGCGCCTACCTGGTCTTATTGGGTTGCCTGAGCTGACCATTGAGCGCTTTCTGCGCCTAGATGAGTTAGGCATCACCTATCACCACAAGCCTTACCAATTTCACGAAGATTGGGTCATGGTTCACGGGGACGAGCAAAGCACCAAGCCACAAGGGGGTTTAACAGCCCTAGAAGCCGCTAAGAGGCATGGAAAGAGCGTGGTGTGTGGTCATACCCACAGGCAGGGCATTTCGAGCTTTACAACGGCTTCAGGGGGCGTTTTAACGGGTATCCTGACAGGGTTTGAAGTTGGTCATTTAATGGACGAGACTAAGGCTTATTACACTAAAGGCACAATGAACTGGCAAAAAGGTTTTGGAATCATCTACATAGATCGCAAACGCGTGCAGCCTGTTGCCATTCCTGTCGAGCGTGACGGCAGCTTCATCGTGGAAGGCAAGCGTTTTGGTTGATGACATTTATCCGATTAGGCGCTCAATTGATGACCACGTTGACGCAATTGACTTGGGCGTGTCGTTGACAAAATAGGCATTTACCCTTCAAAATAGGATTTGAAATCCTATTTGAAAGGGGATTTGAAATGGGCATAATCCGATTCGATCGGAAGTCCGGTGCTTACACGGACGGAAAACATTATGTAAGAGCGTCTTTCATTCGAAAATACGCTAAAGATAAGCTCGGCATTAGCCAAGAGCGCGGCAGACTAAGCCGCGAAGTTTTGGCTGCTTACTTTCTTGATGTGCATGGGGTGAGCGCAGATGTCGAATAACTTTACAGCTGAACAAATAGCCTTGATTTGTCTTGGCTTATTTGTAGTGTTTTGGATTATCTATGCAGGAATAATATCAATCTATCAAAGGGGCTATCAGAATGGATGGGCAAAAGGATACACAAGGGGCAAAGTCGTACAAAGCGAAAGACTTGTTGACTAGTGCAGCCGACATTATTGATGAACGAGGATTTGAATACGGACATCCCGCAATTAATATCAAGCGAATCTCTGAGTTATGGGGTAGCTATTTCGGACGACCAATTGATCCGTTGGACGTGTGCATCTGCATGGCGTTGGTCAAAATCTCAAGGCTCGCTGAAACTCCAAACCGGGACAGTTTTATTGACTTGGTTTCCTATGCTGCGCTCGCAGGTGAGATGGCGCTCGGTACGGACTGGGCTGATTATGGCAAAGATTTCGCCTAGTAAGCGTGGGACATGGTGCGACTATTGCAAGATGAGATGGGGCACAAGTGATGTGCGTGGTCAGACGCAATCGGTTTGGACGATTACATCATTTGTCCACAACAAAGTCATTGACAGGCATTACTGCTTTACTTGCGCTAAAGAAGCCCAAACGTGGCACGATGGCACGACATGGAGCTTTAAGGAACAACTCGACTATAAAGAAGGAAAGCAGGAATTAGATGTTCAACTTGGAGAATTATGAAGATGTGGATACAAGGATTCATAAGTTTTATGCTGAGAATCCCGATGGTGCAATCATTACAGAGCTTGTTAGCAATGACGAGGAAAAAGGCATTGTTATCTTTAAGGCATACGCTTACCGCACCTATCTTGATACTAATCCTTCCGCTGTTGGTTATGCGCGTGGTGCTCGCAAAGATCGTGGTGTGGATCGCGATTTTTGGGTTGAGAATTGCGAGAGCAGCAGCATTGGAAGATGCTTGGCGAATCTCGGATTGTCTGCTAAAGGAAAGCGCCCTAGTTCTCTGGAAATGGCAAAGGTTAATGACAGTAAGGCAAGCCTTGAACCCATACGCGTACGCACTCAAGAGCAGAAGGAGTTTTTAAGTGCTAGAAACAAGGAAAGTGAAATCATCTGGGATACAACAATTGAGCCACCGGCTGACGTTGCACCCGCATTTGAGGATGCAGTTGATCTTATTCAGCAGACATTCAATACCGAGCCTGTTCCAACTTGTAAGCATGGTGCTCGCGTCTTGCGTGAGGGTACTGGCAAAAATGGCGCTTATCGTGGTTGGGTGTGTTCTCTTCCTATGAAGCGCAAGGCTGAGCAATGCAAGTCTATTTGGATGGTCATTGATCCTAGTGGTAAATGGCATTTCAGACCCGAGGATGAAGAGCTGGTGGCAGGATGAGAATTGGTCAATGCTTAGGCTGCAAGCTCATGTCAGTCATGTCAGGTGATTTGTGCGTACGTTGTGAGCGCAATTATGAGAACAGAATAATGCTCAAGCAAGACCGATGCGAAGTCTGCGATAAAGCGCTGCCCATTCGGACTGTGCTTACAGAGCTAAACGAAGTAATCGATATATGCCGATTATGTTGGGAAGATATGTTAGAAGGTGATGAGAATGTTAGTAATGGATAAACAATTAGACGTGTGCGACAATTGTAACGAGCCTATAACTGCGGGGGCAGTTAAGCCGTGCGAATGTCGCACCTGTCATGTGAGGTCAAACTAATGAGCAAGTCACGAAAAGTCAGAGGTCGTGAGAGCGAGCGTATATTAGCACAATATCTGCGTGATCATGGTTGGGCACACGCGCATCAAGTGGGATCAGGGGCTAGTGGCAGCGATATTCAAGGCATAGAAGGATTGGATATTGAAGTCAAAAGCCGGTCAAAGTTTGATCCAGCAGCAACGATGCGACAGCTTAAACAACGCAAGACCACGGGACTAGGCGTAGCCGTCATGCGCCTAAATGGTCAAGGAGAAGCCGCTATCGATGATTGGGTAGCGGTTCTCCGCGTTGAAGACCTAGTGTATTTATTAAAAGCCAATGGCTACTGAGCCACAACTTATCCATAGGTGTTTAGGCTGTGGATTATGGATCTATGGGAAGCGAGATAAATGTGAATCCTGCACAAATGTCGACAATTGAGAACAAAACCGCAGGTCAGAGGCTTGCCCTTGACAAGCGTGGTATGCTCAATCGCCTTGCGCGCCTGAGAGGCAGCGCACTTCAGCGATTAGCATTAGGCCGATCTATTGTCATTTTGGCTTTAGCAATGACAGTAAGCGTTGCCGGTATAACAAAATCAAATGCTAATCAAAAGCCATTCAACGTTATGAATATAAAGCTGTATGCATACAACAAACTCAATTGGGATCAGTTTCAATGTTATAACTGGCTTATACATTATGAGAGTAGATGGAACTATAAGGCTAAGAATGGTAGCCATTATGGCTTAGGTCAGATGCGATCTAAATGGTATGGAACACTTAACCCATTAAGACAAGTAGATGTGCATTTAGAATACATAAACCACAGATACAATGGAAAGCCATGTTTAGCGCTAAAGCATTGGGAGAATAAAGGATGGCATTAGCATTAATTGTTGTTACATTAATTGTGTTGCCTTTATGGTTACTGCATAAGTTGATGCAGCTATTAGATGAAGTGGATCAATGGGATTAAAGCCATACAGAGCTACTGCTCATTGGAAGAAGCTACGATTGCAGGTGCTAAGACGTGATGGTTATACGTGTACTTATTGCGGTGACGTGGCTACTGAGGTTGACCATATTATTCCAAAGGTCAAGGGTGGCGAAGATTCGTTGGACAATTGCACTAGTGCGTGTAGACGATGCAATATTCAGAAGAAAGATAAGGATGAAGCCGTTTTTTTAGCACAGCGGTCTAC